ACGAAACCGTCTTAGCTGAACGCTCGTTTTCAAATGGAGACTCAGGTGTATACCTTGCTCCACTAGATACCCCTTCTTACTTTGACGATAAAGACAATACGTTAAGGATTAACTTAGGTGCTGTACCAGTAAGAGAGATTACTATTGAGAACGTATCAGCAGGAACAGTTTACTCAGGAGATGCTGCAGGAGCAAAGGTTTCTGCGTTACCTGCAACCTGTGGATCAAATGGAAGTACGGCTTGTACAGAAGCAGTTTTAATTTCTGGTAATCCTACCGTAGTTGATCCCGCGTTTACTGGAACAAGACTACAGGTAGGTACATTTATAATTGAGAAGTCTAGATGTAAGAGTATGGACTTCAGCGATATAGACGCTCATACAATAGTTATAGAGCATAACGCCAGTGATGGGCAAAGTATTACCCAAACATCTGGTAACGCTAGAAATAGGGCTATAGGAGGGGGACATCATCAAGCAGAAGCTATGGTAACTAGTGGAGGTACATATGACCGCATATGGATTGACGCTCCTAACTCTGGGGTTAATGGAAAGATAGGTACATTAACTCTAAGCAATTTATGGACGAAGGGTGGAAGTTGTACGTTTAAGAATATGGACATCGGAGTTCTGAAGATTTTACAGAATGAGGTCGGGAATGACGGCAACTTGGTTACAAAGGAGTTTCAAGTATCTGGAGTTACAGGTGCTAACTGGACTGTCACGGACAACGTGGAATTAATTTTCTCTGAACCTGCACTTGATAAGGGTAACGAGTAATAATATAAAGATATAAGAGGATATATGATCGAACAAAAAGACTTAGCTTCCCTAGAAGAACATTATGGCAAACCAATCCTTTCGGATGAGGGTGACCCTATATGTGGCAGAGGGAAAAAAGGTGGAGGGGTTTGTAGGTTTGAGGCAGGTTGGGGAACAGATCACTTAGGATATGGAGCATGTAAACATCACGATAGTGAAGAGAGAATGGATGTTGCTTTAGGTGACGAATATAAAGGAAGAGTTATATATAGCAATATAGCTCAAAACCTTAGACTGAGAGAACACTTACAATCAGAAGAGAAACGTACAGAGCTAGATAACCTCGATGGTGAAATAGTTCTTCTCAGAGCAATGCTTAAAATACTTGTAGAAAAGTACGGTGAGAAAGTTATTGATGACGAACTCTTTGACATACTGGAGGTTGGAACTGATTTCGATACGGTAGACCAACAGACCCGAAGCCTCGTTAACTTAGTAGATAAGATTAGCTCTAGCATTAAGCGTAAGTACGAAGTCTTACAAATAGCAGGAAGCACCATCACTAGAGGAAGAGTACGAGAATACGTTGGTAATATACAACTTGCTCTTGGTCAAGTCTTACGTAACGAATGCCCTCATTGCCACAAGAAACATAATCAGCGAGATCAAGCTATAGAAGCTATAAAGAGAGTTGGTGATCTTTAATGTACGAATATAAAGTTAAAATTACACGAGTGGTTGATGGGGATACAGTTGATGCAGAATTGGATTTGGGGTTTGATATTATCTATCGAGATAGAATCAGGCTTATGGGGATTGATACACCTGAGTCAAGAACGCGAAACAAGAGAGAGAAAAGTTTGGGACTTGAATCTAAAGCTAGACTTAAAGAACTCTGTTCTGTTCATAAAGGAAATATTTTACTCAAGACTGCTAAAGAGGGTAAGGGTAAGTTCGGAAGGATATTAGGAGATTTATATCCTATAGATTCTAAAATATCTTTAAATACAATGTTAGTAACTGAAGGACACGCTAGACCTTATTTTGGTGGAAGTAAAAATGAAACTGGAGATTGGACTAAAGAAGAAGGTGATTGTAACTGTGGAGGAAAGAAAGCATTTAGTCGATGTACTGGAACATGGCTTCGTTGGACTCCAAATGGTTACATAGGATTTGAAGATTAATGCCAAGGTATGTAGCTGATACAGCAAGTATCTCCATACTGTCAGGCATGAAAGAAAGATCAATAGCAGAAGAACGAGCATACGATCATCCTGCCTACTTTCATGAATATGTCTTTAATCAAACACTTGCTCCGTTCCAGTGGGAGATTATGGAAACGCTATTGGAAGCTCACAATAATCCGAATAATAGTTCTGTTAATCCCCTTCTTATCCTTGCTCCACGCAATCATGGCAAGACATCAATAGCAGCAGAAAGTTTTCCTTTATGGAAAGTAGGAAGAAATAGATTTGAGTTAGTTCAAATTATATCTAGTGTTATCTCCCTTGGAATAGAGCGCATGGGAAAAATAGAATCCTGTATTCGCTTTAATGAAAGATATAAGCAAATGTTTGGAAACTTATATCCTGAAGATCAAAAAGATTACACATGGAAAGTTGATAGGATGGAAGTAGCTAGAGATCAGGCTCAAGCGTGGGAAAGTGGAGATATACAACGTGATGCTACATTTGCTTGTTTTGGTATAGGAACAAGCGTGGAAGGTGGACGATCAACTCTTCAGATATTTGATGATGTTGTGAGTATGGAGAATACTCAAAGTGAGACTGCTAGAAGAAATGTTTCTACAAAGTTTTGGATGTCGTTTGACCCAATGCTCATGCCCAAAGGACAACAGATATTTCTTGGTACGAGATTTCATTATGATGATCTCTATGCAGAACTTATACCTATATTAGATACAGATAGATTGTATACAGACCTTTACCCAAATATCTTGGAGGAAAGCTAATGAAGAAAAAGATAGCAATAGGTTCTGTATTAGGACTCACGACTTTAGCTATCGGTGGATTAATTTGGAAAATCAAGAATGTTCGTATGTGGCGAGAGATAGATGGAAGTTTACCTTTTCCTAGAGCAAAGAAACTTGGAGACAAGTAATGGACATTAAGAATATGAAAGTAATGATTGGAATCATTGTTGCAATCGTTGCTCAAGCCTTTGGAATGATTTGGTATATAGCCCAACTTGATTCCACAGTAACCAATAATACTCTTGCTATAGAAAGTCTAGAAGTATTTGATGACACTGATCTCTTGGAAATAATGGAAGACTTTGATAACCGCCTAGATGATATCGAGAAGAAGCAAGCAATTATAGAAAATGAAATGAGGTCTATCATGTCAGACCATTCCAGTTTTAATAACATCCTAAAAGACATGGGTCAAAGTGGATATGGAGATACTAGACAGTATGGTAATTATGGTAACTGATAATGGGAGTTAGAATATATCAGGCAATTAATCCTGATGGTTCAGTTCTATGGGAAGAGGAACGCCCTAGAGAATGGCTTGAGAAGAAAAAGCGTTCTATGCCACCCTCATTATTTAATGCTCAATATCAAAATGATCCTTCGGGAATGAAGGGGGTTAAATTTGAAATTGATTGGCTTCACTTTTATGATGATGTGTCTATACCTCCTATACATAGATTAGTAGGAGTTCAAGGTGGTGATCCTGCTACGAGTGAAAGTGAAAGTGCTAATTACTTTGGACATTGCACAGCAGGTAAAGACCCCGATACAGGAATAGTCTATGTGCTAGATTTTGCATATGGAAAGATAACTGCGCCCAAACATCTTGAGTTTCTTCATGCTCAATATGAAACGTGGAGAAAAAGGGGTTTAACAATTAATAAAGTTATTCTTGAAACAAATGGGCCTCAACAGGCAACTACTCAACATCTTATTAATCAAACACGAAATGATCCTAGAGGTGCTATGCCTATAGATACTGTTTATCCTAAGGGTTCTAAGGAACAGAGATATGATGCCATTATTCCTTTTATAGCTAATGGTAGTATTAAGTTCAAAGGGGAAAGGCGTGGAGATGAGATGTTTATGAGTTCGGATAATGGATTTAAGGAATTCCTTCATGAGTACAGCTCTTTTCCTAGAGGGGGAAGAGATGATATTCTTGACGCACTATGGATTGCAGTTCATCAATTAACTTCAACAGTTGATGCAGTTGCAATAAGCGATGTCGAAATTATGAGAGAGGATGAGTACGTAGAACCAATGGATACTCCAAGAGAAAGGGTTTTAAGTGCTTCTGCCCGACCTAGTTTGTTTCATAAAGGATTAAGGTAATCGTATGGGTAAATTACAAAATGCTTGGAATGCTTTAACCAAAACAGAAGAAGAAGCTGTTAGCTTTTCAGGAAGTACCGAACCTGATGAATATCTGTGGAAAAAAATGGGAACAGGGAATAAGACCAATAACCTTCCCCCATTAACTCAAGAACAAACATTAGAGTATGCTCAATACTTTTATAAAAGTAATCCTATAGCAAAAAGAATTATTGATCTTACTGCTGAATATGTTATTGGTGATGGGATTAAATATGTAGCAGAAGATTCTGCTGTTCAAGAAATATTAGATGCTCACTGGACTGACCCTACAAATAATTGGACTATTAATCAATTCTCAAGAGTAAGGGATTTAGGTTTAACAGGAGAACTCTGTATACCTGTATTTATTAATGAAAGTAATGGACACGTTACTCTTGGAAATATAGATACCGGAATGATTGATGTTGTTATTGAAAATCCTCATAACAATATGAAACAGCAGATGATCATATTAAAGAAAATTTCAGGAGAACCTTATCGCAGGGCTTATAAGATTATAGATATATCTAATGCTCCTATAGGAACAAAAGAGTTTGGAAGATTAGTGGGATTGAATTGTGGAGAGATAAAGGGTGGAGATTTTGAACTTGGAGATATCATTGAACCTAAACGTGGACGTAAAAAATATAAATGTAAAATAGCAGGTGCTTGCTTTTTCTTTACAATTAATAACCCAATGACTGCAGATAGGGGATGGAGTGATCTTCTTCCAGATATGGATTGGATAGATGCTCATGATCAATTTTTATTCTCTTCTGTAGAGAAAGCAATAGAATCTTCTAAGTATGTGCTTGATGTGACTTTAACTGGTAAAAATGAACAACAGATTCGAGAGTGGTTAAGAAATCAATCGGCTCTAAAACCCGGTCAAAGATTTGCTCATAATGAAAACGTCACACAGGAATTTAAGACTCCTGATCTGCGTTTAGAAGATAGTGCTAGTTTAGCCTCAGTCTTAAAGAACCATGTTCTGGCAGGGGCAGGTTTACCACCTATATGGTTTTCTGAGTCTTTAACTTCTCGTGCATCTGCACCTGAAATGACTGAACCTGCTTATCGTCATTTGAAGATGAGACAAAAGTATATGTCTTACATAATGAGTAGGATATTTAGGTTTGTCCTAGATACAGCGATAGTCTATGGTAGATTAAGACAAGATGGTCGTTATAATGACAGGAGTCTTGCCAGTATTGAATCTGCAAGTTTTTATCTGAGGATGCCTGAAGTTTCCTTTAAAGACCAAAGAGCTAATGCAATTACTTTAAGATCAGTATCCACTGCACTTAAAGATGCAACATCTAATGGCTTTATAGAAATTGATGAAGCGAATAGAATTTTCAAAAGATACTTAGGACTTACTGGAATTGATACAGGAAGAGATGAACCTGCACAAAAACGTGGGGTTTATGATGTAGACTTAACATTAAAGGAATTGTTTCAGATAACTACTGAATCAACTGATATTAATGGATATACTTATTATGCTTTCCTTGATAGAACCAAATAAAAGTTTTATTATATAGTTTATTGACAAAACTCTAATTTAAGAAATAAAATCGCTATAGTGCTTTAGGGGTTAATATGCCAGAAAAACTAGAAGATTGCGTTAAAGAGATTTTAGCTGATCCTGACTTTGTACCCGAAGAGGGACATGATCGAGAGGATGCAGCTTATGCTATCTGTACTGCAAGAATGAAATTAGATCAAGTGGAACAAGAGGGAATGCCTCATTCCGATTATGTTGAAAGCACACAGACCATTAAACGTGTTCTTCAATTTGAAGCCAAAGCACTAGATGATACAGGAAGCGATTGGCGTATTCGTATTATCAATGCAGGAACTTCAAGAAATAATAGAGAGTATCCCCTAGATGTGCTTCATAGAGATGCGTTAATTTTTGAAGGAGTTCCAGTTCATGCAGGAAATGGTAGAGATCATTCTCCCGAAGAACGTGGCGTTAAAAGTATTGTTGGGTTTATTAAAAATGTAGATCGAGTTCCCGAAGGACTTGATGGTACATTTCATGTTTCAGACCCAACTCTAAGAGATACTCTTCTTGACTTACATAAAGAAGGAGTATTGAGTTCTGTTGTTGGATTTAGCATTGTTGCTGAAGGACGATGGCAAAGTGATCAGGTAATGAGATCAGAGCGAGCGATACAGCTAGTACGAGCCGACTCTGTAGATTTGGTTAGAGAACCTGCCGCAGGGGGTAAATTCCTTGCAGTTGCAGAGTCAGAAGAAGTTATCCATAAAGAAAAAGTTATTAATACAGTTCCTTTTAAGGAGGGAAAAACAATGGAAATAACTGAGGAAAAGTTAAAAGAACTTCTTGCGGAAGCCTCCGAAAAAGGTGTAGAAACCTACAAAGAGAGTACCGATGAGGGGGAAGTAGTGGAAGAAAAAGGAGAAGACATTAGTAAGGTCGAAGAAGCTCTTACTCAATTAAATTCCACTCTTCTGAATACAGCAATTTCAGGAGCAGGATTACCTGACATTGCAGAGAAAAGAATTCGGGTTCAATTTGAAGGTGGTGCATTTGACGCATCTGCTGTTCAAAAAGCAATCGCAGAGGAGAAAGATTATCTCGCTACTCTGACTAAGGTTGCTGTAGAAAATGTTACTACTAGCAAGACTGAAATCATTGCTGATGAAGGTGATAAGAAACTTGCTCGACTGGATGCCTCTTTCACACCATCTAGAGTTATAGTGACTAAAGATGGAGAGAGGGTTAAAGGATATAGAACCTTTACAGAAGCATATTGCGACTGGACAGGAAAGAATCCTTTTGAAGTTGGACGAGATGAGGTTTGGGAAGCATGGATGAATGGCTCAAGAGGTTATGCGTCTTGGCGTGAAGAAGCTGTTAATAGGCTTTACACAGAAGCAATAGGTACATCTGAATGGGCAGAAGTTGCCGCAGACAGAATGCACAAAGCTCTGTTACAGAACTATGTTGATCTACCTCAGTATCAAGATTGGAGAAAAGTAGCAAAGGTTATCAGCGTTAATGATTACCAAGCATACAGAGACATCAAAATTGGTGGCTTTGCAGATTTGGCAGTTGTTGCAGAAGCAGGTACATATGCTAACCTAACCAATCCTACAGATGAGGAAACTTCAGTCACCATGCAGAAGCGTGGTGGTATCGCTTATCAGATAACACGCGAATTGGTGTTGAATGATAATATCGGTGCTGTAGCTGAGATACCTCGTGAACTGGCTCGATCTGCTGCTAGAACTCTTTATAAGCAGGTCTTTAATATAATGGGTGACAATGATCACACTTATCAGCCTGACTCTGTAGCTACGTTCAATGCTGCTCATAATAATATTGGCACTACTGCTCTTTCTATTGCAGGTCTGAATGAGACATCAATAGGCATGAGAAGTCAGACTAGATATGGTGCTACCGCTGATGTGCTTGGAGCTGCAAATGCGCCTAGAACATTGGTTGTGCCTAATGAGTTGACTAGCTTGGCAATGAGGATTTCAAATCCATCTGCTCACGTTCAGGTCGAGTTAACTGCTGATGCTGATACAGATATAGATGCTGCACGATTCGCAGGATTAGATGTCATAACAGTTGACTACTTTACTAATGCTACTCAGTATTTCACCGTTGCTGATCCTGATGAAGCTGCAGGAATTGTGGTTGCATTCTTGAATGGTAATGAAGAGCCTGATCTGTTTATACAGAATGACGAGACTCAAGGTGATACATTCACCAATGATGTACAAAGCATTAAAGTAAGGCACGAGTTCAACACAACTGTTGCTGACTTCCGACCGCTTTACAGGCAAATTGGGTAAACCCTTAACGGTTAACTCCCATAGTTAAAAGGGGAGAGGGAGGTAAAATCTCTCCCTCTTCCCTTTATTTTTTTAGGAGATTTTTATGGCTACAGAGAAGACTAAGACAAAAGCAAAAAAGACTACACCAAAGTCTAAGGCTTGTACTTGTTCGGTTTGTGTGAAAGCATCAACATCGACTAAAGAGTCTTATATAGCGAAACGAAAAGCTAAGTGCTTAAATAGATAGGGGAGAAAAGTAATGCCAATTAACTCATTAGTTAAAACTGTATCAACAGCAGGTACAGCGGAGAGAATTTCGGCTACTCCAATATTTGTCACTACGGTTACATTTAGGGCAAGTAAAGGTAATACGAATGATGTTTATATTGGGGATAGTGATGTTGGAAATTCTTATCCTGACTTAGACGCAAATCAAACAGTAACTTTTGTAGCACCAACAATTGCAGGGAACGTGGAAGGTATAGACCTAAGAAGTATTTGGGTAGATGCTGACACAAATGGTGAGGGAGTTGATGTTTGGTACAACAGTTTATAGGATAAAGGAATAGATATGAGTGTTAATGATTCCCTTAGAACTCTTTATTCCGCACAAGCGATTAGTTCAGCAGATACTTCATCCTCTTCTATTGAAGTAGGAAGAAGTAGTGAGGTAACTATTTATATTAAAGTTACAGCTAAATCAGGGACTAGTCCTACTTTAGATTTAGATGTTGAGACTTCACCTGATAATGAAGATTGGCATAAAGATTCTTCTATCACACAGATTAGTGATCCTACAGTTACTTACTATGCTGATGCAGTTAAGGTAGCCAATTGTATTGGAAAATACATTAGGTTACGCAGTACAGCAGTTGGTGGGAGTGCTACTCCTAGTATGACTGTAACAGCTAGAGTGGTGGCAAAAGGATAAAGTATGGCAACAACTTTAGAGACAGTTCGTGCTGAAGTTAAAAACATTACTGGAACTTTTCCATTCTTTACTGGAGAAAATGAAGTTGGAGATGGAGTTATTGATCAGTCTATTCAACAGGCGATTAATAATTTTAGTAGAGATGTCCCTAGAACAATAGTAGAAAGCGAGGTTGGTGATGGTGGAAAATATTACCCACTAAGCACTCTTACCTCTTGGGAGGATGACTTTTCTTTAATAACTGCAATTGACTATGATGCAGGTGATCGCATTACTGGAGATGAGTTACCCCAGTTCCTTTCAGAAGATAATGGTGATTGGCAATATTATCGTAATAACAGTACGAGATATTTTGTGTTACCTAACCATTCACCTGCCGCAACAATAACAATGATGATCACATATACAGCTAGACATAGTTTAGACTCCACCTCTTCAACTATTCCTACGCAATACGAGAAAGCTGTTGTTTATTTGTCTGTGGCAGAACTCGCTTCTACCCTTTCTTTTCATGCAGAGAAAGCAATAGACCCACCTGCTGGAGCAAGTTATATCTCAATGAGAAATAAATCTAGTGGATTCCGATCTGTTGGAGATCATTTTAGGGAAAAGTATATTGATGAGTTGGGAGGAGAGGGAGTAGTTGGTGCAAGTTTTTGGAGAGATTTTGATCAAGAATTCGCAACTGGTGAAAACTATTTTTACCATAATTACGCAGGTAGCTAATGACTACAGGAAATGTAACATCAACATCATTAGTCACTAAGTCTCGTCCTGTTATTGAAGATGCAATGTCAAAAATTCTTGACAGCATTGAATGTAAAAATATTAAGACTCAAGATTTAGAGCCATTAGTAACTACACAAGAATTTGTTGATACCCTCCGAATCAATGCAGGATTAAATCAGCCTCATTATGAAGGGTGGTTTTTTCATAGGTCAGGATTTAGAGAAGATTCCAGTGCTATAACAAACTTTACACAATATGATATTGTGCATGATATGATTGTCACAGGATTGGCTTTTCATGGATCGTTTGATGCAAGTTATAAGTATATACAAGATAAAACAGAAGAACTGTTTTGGACATTAGAGAAGAATAAGAATATGGTAGGTAATTCATCTATTGAATATATTGAGGGAATGAGAAGTGTATTCTCATTTGAACAATTTGGTGAAATGTATTTATACAAAAGCCAAACTCAATTTACTGCCCATAGTTTAATGATAGAAACCAATGGTAGAGTCTATACCAGTTAATGGAGGTATTTAAAAATGGCAGTTCTTAGTTCACAGGAAATAATAGGTATAGGACTTCAAGCTGATATTGATACTGAAGCCGCCGCTTATAATATTGTTCCAGTTAATACAGGTGGCTTTTCAGCAACAGAAACCTTTGAAAACATTATGGATACAGGAAGGCGTGGTTCAGAAGCTATGGACTACCAAGCCTATGCAGGTGTAGCGTCTACTGAAATCACTATGGAATTCCCTATGATGTGGGGTAACTCTACAGGAACAACTGGTTCTGTATTAGGTATATTAGTAAGAAATTTATTGGGGACAGGTGGTACAGGTTCAGCATCATCAGGTTCTAAGGGAACACAAACTGATCCCTATAGAGCAGAAATTGTTGATGGAACATCAGCAGGAAACTCTACGACTTGGAACTCTTTCTTTAGGTTAGGCAATAGAGCAACTCCTGAGTATCTTTCAATATATAGAACTCTTATTACAGGGAATGCTGTTGATCCTATTTATGTAGGATGTCGAGTTACAGAGATTACAATTTCAGCTACTTCAGGAGAAGGGCCTGTAATGATTTCAGCTACCTTAACAGGTAGAAAAGCTGATGCTACTGGAAACGAGGAAACAGGTTTATTGGGTACTCAATCACAGGATATAGCATTAGGGTGGAAAAACTCCTTAATAGCAACAGCGGCTAAGTTGCATGGTACTGAGGCAGGTGGATCTACAACTCCTTATCAAAATGTTTTACTTGGTAATTCAATGTATAACTCAAGTTTAGGTAGCTCAAGCAATAGACTTATTTCTTTTGAAATGACAATGAGTAGAGAGGGAACTCCTGTTTATTCGCTTCAAAATAATCAGAACTATCAGAACATCTACTTGGGGCCATTGGAAGTTACTTACAATGCTGTTGCTCAATTGGACTCTACTGAATTAGCTAGAGTTAGAGGGTTTAGAACTAGTTCACCTGATACAACATATGATGTCAGAGTAGCCTTTAGCCAAGGAACAGCTTATGACAATGATGATGCTAGAGCATTGGTTATCGGTATAGCAGATAGCACTCCTTTAGAGTCACCCCTAGAAATAGATACTAGTGATTCATATGCTACAGTTGCTATAAGTGGTAGAGCGTTGGCAACAGGTGCTAACTTACTTTTAACTGATAGCAGTTATGATGGATCGGCTAACTACAAAAGAAGTCCTGTTGAAATTCAGATTACTGAAGTAGGGGCTAATAACTCAACTACTCCTCCCACATATTCCTAAGTCTCCTCTCTCTTGCACATGATATTGACGAGTATCATGTGCTTTAGTAAAGGTTACAGTTAAAGTGTGAGCATGGTATCGCAAATAGAGGTATTGGAAAGACTAGAAGATCAAGGTTACGAGGTAACCAAAAGGACTCTTGGTTATTGGAGAGGAAAGGGTTTGTTGCCACCTTTGGAGAGAGATGGTCAACAGTATTATTGGGACGAAGGTGTAATAGAAAGAGTTAAGGATTTATGTGGCAAGAGAGAGGAGAGTGTTCTATGTGAGATAGAGTTAGAAGGAATTAAGTTTCCTGTTGAGAGAGTTGAGATAAAGAGATTTAGAGGAGAGTTAAAAGCTATCATTTATTTAGAAGATGGTCGCTTTATTTTAAAGAAAGTAAGAGAGGAGTTTATTAATGCCATTTCCATCAGCTAGAAAAAAGATAACTTTCGATGATATTGATTGTCCTGAATATTGGTGTGAGTTTAAGACAATGACAGGAATGAAGTATAAGGAAGTTAGGGAATTGTTTGGCAACAGTCCTGATGACAGTCCTGATTCTGATTACGTTGAAGCATTGCTATCAAAAGTAATTCTTGGGTGGAATTTACCTGAGGAAGATGGAGGAGAAGTTCTACCAATACCTTCTACTGATCCTGAATCGATACAGCGTTTACCTAATGTTGTTATTACTCATTTAGTTGAACAAATATCAGGGTCATCAAATAATGAGAATAATGCGGATTTAGCAATGACCTCTTGATAGCTTTTACAGGATCAGGAGGTTCAGAGATACCTGATGAATTTTGGGATATCCATGTAGCTGAACAGTTTGGAACAACTGCATGGGATGTGAGAGAGAATGCTACTTTATATGATGTACAAAGAATAGGGATGTGGTTAAAGGCAAAAGGACAAGGAGAAAAAGTTCAGGCTCAAAGAGCTAGAACAAGAGATAGTGCTAGAAGTGGTGCAAGTAGTCAGACTAGAGGAAGAAGACCTTCAAGGGGTAGAAGAAGATAATGGCTCGTGTAGTTGTAGACATAACAACAGATGACACTATAGAGGTTTATTTAAACACTCTATCATCTACTGTTTCAAATGGTTTATACGATAGCTTAAATGAAGTTCGTGGAAAACTTATAGAGTATCTTGATAATAGGTACTACAATGATATGCAGTCTAAGGGTTCAGGTTCTTCCATAATGGCTACTGGTGAATTAGGTAATATAATTCAACAATGGTCACTTGAATCTTATGGTGATGAAGAGTACGCATTGCTTTGGAATGGACAAGGTGGATCGGAAGCGTCTGATGGTCAGATGTGGAGTAAGGTTTATTTTGTAGATAACGGTAGAGCAGGGTGGGGAGAAGACGGTTACACAGAAGGGGATACAGCTTACTCTATGCCTAAAGAAGAAGGTAATAGGATTCATGCTGACACTTATCATAAATCGTATAGACCTTTAGGAGAGGGTGCATATAATAAGCAAAAAGCAATTGGGACTCCTCCTGCACTAAGAGGGGCTTATAAGTCTAAAGATAAGGCTCAAGGTGGTAGGGTTACTCAAACTCCTCGTGAAGCTGAAACCGAAAGGTATATGGTAGGAGCTGAAAGCCAAGGTGTTTTCAGACAAGCGATTAAGGCTTGGGCAGAGACAAAAGGATTAAGTGAGCATTGGGCAGCTATTGCAAATCAAATAGCTGAACAAGGAACACTCCCTGCCAATCCTTCTTTTGCTAAAGACTTATTTGATGGCACTATAGGTTCAGGTGGATTTAATGCAACACCTAGTTCCATGTTATTTGAATGGCTTCAGGATGCAGTTAATCAAAATATAATTCAAGAATTAAAAGCTATTAAACCTAGACCTACTCGTAAGGTTACTAGACCTGCTATTAATATAGGAATTAATGCTCTAAATCAACCTTATCTAATGGGAGGACAAACTCTTATAATAGGAGATCAAGTTTATAAGGGTGGACAAATGCTTCCTTCAGGAGTTAGTGGTCGAATAATGGGTGGGAAAGGATTGCAACCACAGCAAAAAGGTACATACTTTAAAACTTAGGAGAATAGATATGACATCTGAAAAAGAGACATTAGAAGAAGCAATAGAAGAAGTAGTTAAAGAAAAGCCTAAGAAGGCAAAAGTTATTTTAAATAGCTATGGAAACATTATTTCTTTCCTAGATGGTAAGCAAACTAAGAAGAAAGGAAAAGATGTAGAAGCATTTTTTAACCTAGATGATAGTGTTTCTATCGTTACCCTTAATACTAATGTTGTTACATTCACTCGACCTGTAGAAAATACTATGGTTATAAGAATTCCTGAAGGACAAGAGTTCCCTAATGAATATCTTCCTGATGGCTATTCTGTTTCTCAAGAAGAGTCTGTATTAAGTTTGACGCGTCCCAATGGAACTGTTTCGGAAATAGTAAAGAATATTATTAAAGTTCAATTGTAAGAGAGATAGGTCATGACATCTGCGTTTGAAAGTTCTTTTACATTAAGAGCAAAAGCTGAAGGGTTTGCTGCCCTAGAACAATCTATTAGAAGAATTGCGAAAGCAATGATTCAAGCACAGCAATCATCAGGTGGTGGAACTGGTATTGCAAGAAATCAACAGATGGCTCAGAAACAAGCACAACAAATGTTTCAAGGTGCTTATGGTGATCCAAGATTAGCAGGGGCAAAGCAAGATAAAGCAGGTAAATGGAGAACTGCAAAAGGACAATTTCTACCAAAAGATTTACAGGCAATTGCACAACGAGGAACTGGTTTAGAAGGTGTTGGGTTTGGTGATTTGCAGAGAGTACAGGGAGCATTAGGGCCGGAAGAAGAAGGTGGAATGGGAATGGGTGGTGCAGGTAAATTTGTTGCAAGAGAGGTTAGAACACAGCAACAGACACAAATGAAAGCAGAAAATGCTCAAGCAAAAGAAAATGTTGCGATTGTTGAGAAAGAAAATCAAGCTAGAGCGACATTAAATACTACTGTTGGTAGAAGGATTGAGTCAGGCAAACAAATGCTTGTGCTTGATAAAGCCTTGGGTGATCAGTCAAGAATATCTACTGCTGATGTTGCTAAGTTACGTTTCTCTATTAATAGATTAAAGTCGAGTCAAGACTTCCAAAAGTTTGCTACACAAAGTCAAATAGAAAGCCTTAGAGCATTAGAGATGCAGTTAAAGAAGTTACAGGCTCAACAATATAACAATGCCAGTTCATTTACCTTTATGGCAGGTGTTGGTCAGAAAGCCAAAACTGCTGTTAAGCAAGTGGGAGCGGCTTCTCAGGGAATGATGTTAGCAATGAGTGCTGCAAACGGAGATGTTATGGGATTAGCCTTTAGCTTAATCTTCTTGCAGTTTGCTGCTAACTTACCTGTTGCTTTGGGATTTGCGGCTATAGCAATAGCAGGTGTACTTGCCTTTAAAGGTATTAAGAAAGTTTTAGATACCAAAAAAGAAATGAAATTATTTACTACGCAATTTGCTATCGCTACTGGAAGTGTTCAAGCATATTCTTTGGCTCAAGATCGAGCCGCAGAAAGTGTAAAGCAATTTGGTTTAACTGGAGAAGTAGCTGAAGGTGCAAAAAAGACTGCCATTCAAGCTATTTTAGAATTAGAAAGAAGAGGTATAGAGGCAACACAGGCAAATATTGGAGTAGCGATTAAAGCATATGTACTACTACACGATCAGGTTGAAGAGGAAGCAGAAGCCGTTAAGCAAGCTACTGAAGCAACAATAGCATTCGCAGAAAGTGCAGGACAAAGTATTGTAGAGGTTGATGGACTTACATATTCACTAGACGGTCTTAATGAAGCAGCAGCAAGGGCTATGGGAATGTTAGGAGATAGTGTAATTACATATGGAGAGACTTGGGGTGACACCTTAAAAAGTATGGGAATTGAAGAAGAGAATTGGACAGAGAGCATGATAAGAAATGCTGATTTTCGTATGGAGAAACTTTCAGCCCAAAGTGGAAGACATAGTGCAGTCGGAAGAACGATAATAAGACAAATAAAAGATTTAACTAAAGCTGATGATGAGAATTACACTAGAAGAGTGGAATATTCAGCAAACATTATAGCTGAGTACGATAGGGTAGCCGAGCATTCAATATCTAGCACTTCTATTCTCCTAGAAGAAAGTAAGAAAACAATAACAGCGATGCAAGAAGAAGCGGCTGAGAAAACGAAATCTATACAAACAATTATAGATCAGGAGAAGCATTTAGATAATTATTACAGGACAAAGAAAGCTAGTAAACAAGAATACTTAGATTTATCTAAACGAAGTTTTGAAGCAATGAAACCATTAGATCAGGAGTATATGACAGGAACATTTGAGGGAGAATATGTTAAACCTCTTGTGGATTTACCTAAATGGGATACTACTTACTATGATAATCAAACTATGAAAGAGTTAGATAGAGGGGTTCATCCAGATAGGATTGAGATAACTATTAATGATCAAACTAGTCGTGGAACTGCAATAGATACCGCAGTAAGGAATGCAGGTGGAGGTATGGTTTTTGGTAGTGTTTCTATGAGTGGTGAGGGTGGGAATTAATGGCAATAACTTGTACTTTACAAGGTGTAGATATTACAGAATATGTAGATTATAGAACTGTAGCCATTACTGACACTATGGAAGCTACTGGTGACACAATGCAGTTTGATCTTTACATGACAGCAGACAATGTGTTTGGACTCCCTGTAATCCCTGCTTGTGGTAACGAGATCATATTAACTGATGATGTAACAAAAGAATTTGCAGGAACAGTTACGAAAGTTAGTCGTACACTTGGTGAAGCTGATCGCACAGTTAGGTATCAATGTGCCGCAATAGATTATACCTATATGCTAGATAGAAGATATGTAAATGGCATCTTCAATACCAAACGTGTATCTGATGGTGCTAACGATTCTATGGTTAAAGATATCCTAGAACATTTAAAAGCTGCTGCTGATGGTGATACTACAGGTGGAGATCATTATTACAATCAATTTGTTGCCAACATTGATGCTCCTTATATGGCAGAAGGGGGGCCTGTTGTTCAAAGACAGGTTTATCAACGCATACTTCCTAGTCAAGTCTTAGGAGATTTATCTGAAAATAGTGGAATGATATGGTGGGTAGATTTTGATAAGAGAATAAACTTTAGAACTACTACATCTATGTACGCAACTTTTCTTCCTGTAGTTACTTTATCTGATGGGTCAGGGGTTAATGGCATTTACGTTGAAGAGAATATGACTGATTTCTATGACCTTACAGTTGAAGATGCTACAGATGGAATAGGGACAAAGGCAATTATTAAAGATGCTGTAATACAAAGTTCAAGTTCTGCTATAGATAATTTTAAAGTTAGTGCTGAACAGGCAACTAATGGTGCTTCTTTTCATTTAGATAGACGTCCTTTTTCGGAACTTAGTATTGTTTCTATTGTAAATACAACTCAAGGTTATACTGCTACTCAAAAATTAGAAGATGTCTTTAGAGAAAGAAGTGATACCAGTGCGAGTGCAGATGGGGGAACATTCTTTTGTTTTATCTATTTAGGTAAACAGGGATCAAATGATGTTGCATATGTTCGATTTGCCCCCGATGCGTTAACTGATGGAGATGAGATAGTAATATCTTATAAATACTATACAAATGATGAACATGAAAACATTGATGTGGATCAAGTAGAAGTTCAAGCATTAGCTACAGGTGGAGATGGTTTTCATGAATTTGTTTTTAGCAAGAGAAGTGAGATTGCTGTTGCTGATGTTACAGATTTAGACATTGTTGCAGATATGTTATTGAGTCGTAAGAGTAAAACTTTGCGTAGAGGTTCTTTTACATCTCTTACCAAGGGATGGCAAGCAGGTCAAATTTTTGAAATAAAATGGGATAGAGAAAATATTGAAGAAGCTGTATGGGTAATCGTTGTAAATAAAACAATATTAACCCCTGCTGATGATCCCACATTAAGTGATAACATAATTCAAACTGATATTAATTTTGCTAACATACCAAGAGGATTGAGGTTGTAATGCCAAATAATAATATTGAGGAAGAAAGTGCGTTAGCACAATTTTTTAGTAATATTTATACTGAAGTATTTGCTAATAATCCGATTAATCCAAATGCTCCGATTAATACTACACAGCACCTACGCAAAGAATTTTTAATGGACGATAAAAATATTGAAGTTGTTCAGACTCCACAGTTAGGAAATAATAATTTTTGGGTATGGGGAATTGCAGGTTATAGCGATACGCTTGTATCTACTGGACTTGCAACTATGCCTTTGTCTGCAAGGTATGAGGGAGCTGCTTCATGGGGATGATTACAGAATTTAAACCTGAACCAAAAGATAGTTTTATTGATGGCATTAAACCACGCGGTTATGTTCACTGGGAATTACTCGATGAAGAGGACAATATTATTGAACGTGGATATGGAGTGGGATCACAATGGTGGTTAAAGTTTATTCCCAAATTTCTACATAAATTTTTACCTTATGGAAAACAGAACGCTATTGTTAATGTTTCTAGGAAGCGTATTACTGATTGGGTGGCAGGTGGTTCTGCTCCTCCTGTACCTAACTATGTTGCAGTAGGAACAGGTGCTACACCAGTAGCCGCCGCAGATACCGCCCTAGAAAATGCTGTTCCATATACAGGAGTCACAGCTACAGCAAAAATAGCTGATACCACTTCTGTATTCGGAGAGATGGCTGTAAGGTATGTTACTTCATTTAATACTAATGAAATAACTACAGGTGCAAGTGATGTAGATATTAAAGAATTTGGTCTTTTTACAGGCACAGATTTATCAACAGCAGATATGTGGGCAAGAGTAAATGTTAATATTACTAAAACACCACAACAAAAAGTAAACATCTATTGGTATCTAGTTTTTGAAAGGAGGACAGGATTGGCTATTAAAAGTGGAGAGAGCATTGGAGCAACAGGTTCAATAACTGCTAATACAGCTAGTACCTTATCCTTTGCATCTCAAGTAACAATATGTACGATTCATAACAATACAGGACAACCATTGTATGTAAAACTAAATGGTGTTTTAGTAGGAACGCCACCAACAAACTATGACTTTATATTACTAGATGGTCAAAGTTATCTTCAGAGTGATGAAGAAATCGCTATTAATACTGTTGGTGTATACGTTAACGCTACTATCACTATGCCTAGTAATACAATAGTTGTGAGGGGGTGGTAAATGGCTGTAACCATTGTTCCATCATTACTACATGCAGGTGCTGTATCTGCTACAGCTTTTGAGATAACAGGTGGAGGGGGAATAGAAATAAACCCTGCTACTGCTGTTGATTCTAAGATTCAGTTTAAACTTCAAGGTACGAATCATTTCACTATGGGAGTAGATGAATCTACACCTAATAATGATTGGGTGTTAAGTCTAGGTTCTGCATTAGGAACTAATAATGTTTGGTCTGTAGATGGCGTATCAGGAGTAATTTCTTTTACTGGTGGGTTAAGCTATGCAGGAACAGATTGGACAGGCAATACAATTACTGAAGGGTATGGAGGAACTAACCAAACTACATATACTCAGGGAGATTTATTATATTCATCTGCATCTAACACATTAGCTAAGTTAGCTTTGGGAAATGCAGGAGATCAGTTAAAAGTTAATGGAGCAGGAAATCAAGTTGCTTGGGAAGCTGCTCCTGCAAGTGGTGCATCAGTTGGTTTAGTCGCTGCTTTAGCAATAGTTTTTTAAGGAGAATTAAATGGCAAATCCACCAGACATAATTAATGTTGCTCATATCTATGGTGAAGAACAACAGACTAGGTTAGACGTTATAACCTCTTTGGATATTATGGATGCAGTTCCCACGAATTACACCCATAAAGTTAATACTATAATCGTTGCGAATATTGATGGTGCTAATAACTGTGACGTTAATATTGCGATTGATAAGAACGGAACTCTACGCTATCTCGCTTACACTATTACCATTCCAGCAGATTCGGCTCTCAGCTTAATTGATACTCCGATATATATAAGCCACAATGCAAGCGGAACAGGAAATAAATTAGTAGCGTTTGCTCAGACTGCGGATGACCTTGACGTTACCGTAAGTTGGGAAGCCATCACGGATGTTGCCTAATGCCCAATTACCGAATCCCAAGTAACAGCGATGACGATGCCAATGGCATATGGAAAATGAACGCTGTCCAAAGAGCCAGAAAAGGTGATGAATGGCCTGACCCTTTTGTCCCTGCCGCTCTTTCTCAATACTATATTAAAAGATTTGTTGGGTGGAATGTTTCTATTATAGATGGGGTAAGTACCAATCCTCTTACTGATGCCATTTGTCGGAGTACATGGGGCAATACGGCGGGGGGAAATGCTTGCGATGCTATCTCTTTTGCCATGTGGGACAACGGTGGATATTCCCCACATACAGATTATCTGTTAAATAAAATTAGTGTTTGGTGTGGAGATAGTCATTGGATGAATGGTTCAAATAACACTAATCAAGTCTCAATGATTATTAGGGTTTATCAGAGTACATATACTGGGTATAACAAAGTCTACGACTCAGGAACAGTTACTCGACATTGGCGGTCTGCTTATGATGGAGCGGTGAACTATAGAGCATTGTGCATGATAGATATGCCTGCCAACACTATCGCTCCATATGAAGCAGAGGGGGTAATGTTGGATGTCAATACTACATACACAGTTGGGTTTTCAGTTCAATCTGGTAGCACTAGTTGGTCAGGAGCTGCTTGGACTGATGGAAGCGGAGTTGGGGATGTGGGTTCTCTTAATAATGCAATTACATTGTCTAGTGGTGCAGGAATCAATATGCAGAATTGGAATGTAGTTGGCTTTCATGGGGTAAATGGTTTTGGAGCGTCCCAAGGAACAACAGGGTGGACTGGAAACGTGTCAAGCACTATGGGACATTTGCCAGTTTTAGGAGCGAAGTTTTGGGTTTAAGGATAAATTATGCCAAGAATTCCTAACAGTTCAGACGCATCATCTATGTGGAAAATGAATGATGCTTATTTAGCAAGGCTAGGAAATGAGTGGCCTGAAGTTCCTGTACCTGAACAAGTTGCATTTTCAAGAGGTACGTCAGGGGCGTTGGCAGGTATATATGAAGGTTTATCTAATGGAGATGGAAGCAATATTGGGTCGGGTTCTCCAATGCTTAATGGATGGGGATTTGCTACTAATAGTGTAGATTACCTTACCTTTCAGGTTGCTCAACCATCAGGGTGGCCTTCAACCCCTTATACCCTCGACTGGATAATGGTTACTCCACCTACTGGTGGTGGGTCGAATTACGTGGGTGGTATGTTGCTCCGAATTACCACAGGAACAGATTTAGTCAATAATATTGTTTATGATGGGAATATTCCTGTGACCTTGGTAGTGGGTAGTCAAACTTATCAAAAGGTGGATATCCCCCCGACAGGAAGTATCGCAGGGAATACTAATTTCTTTATGAATACTGACTATAATATTGGGATATCTTGGGATACAACTTGGCCTACTAGTGGTGGTTATTTTAGTGGTACAGGCGGACAGACAAGAAGTAATCAGACTCTGACTGATGGTAGAGCCATTTATATGAATTGGCATAATAATGTTTCTTCATCAGGGGGCGGTTGGAAAAACAATAACCAAACGACCCCAACTGGAAGCATGTATGGACAGTTATTTTTATTTGGAGCAGGATTTCTGTAAGGATTAATTAATGGCAAGACAACCGAATACGACAGATGCTAAAGGGGTTTGGAATGTAACTCGTCCTAATCAGCAAAGGAATGCTGAGTATGGGGAAAGGTGGCCTCCCACTCAAACATTCCCACCCGATTATGCTGATGGATATGTGGCAAGATTTACTGGATACGGTAGTGGAAACACAGACACCCAAACCGCATATGTCAATAATTGGCTTAGATATCTAGGTGCAAATTCTTTCAATGCTATAACTGTCAGATGTACGACTCATGATTGGACTCTCCAAAGGTTTTTTCATGGTATGGGAATGGATGGTTACGGTGGGGCTTTCTATGCTAGATGTACAGTTTGGGCAGGCGAGCAAGTTAACAATGGAACAGTTATGGAAGATAGCGGAAACCAATCTTATAACTTGGGGTGGGTTTGGAGTCCCACAAGGGCGATTAAATTAGGAGTTGCCACTAGCTATGGAGATGGGACTGCTGTCTTAACTCAGAACCAATGGTACACAGTTGGAGTTTCTTATTATGCGACTGCTACAGCAAGATGCGGAACTTGGTATGGAGGAAATGGATATGGTAGTTCCCTGACATCTGTATCAATGACCTGTTCGGCATCTAACGCAGATGGAACAACTACTCTGACATCTTCATGGGAATTTAAATCAGCCGGACATTCCTACCTTAGCGGTCAATGGGCTCAAAACGACACAAGTAGTGCAAACCAAGGCCCAATCGGTGCGTTACAAGTAAAGGTATGGAAACCGTAAGGAGTTTTTATGGCAATAGTAATATGCTCAGAAGAAGAAATGTATCTGGATGAATCTAACCCTGTTTCTGTTTGGACATTTCCCGATTATGTTGTTATTAAGGAACAGTTCTGTAAAGACCCTGACGATAATACTTTTGTAACAATCGGGCTTGGAGGTGGAACAGAGATTACAAAAGCAGAGTTAAAAACTAGAGCATTAGATATTCATACACGCTACCCATTTCAACAGCCTAACCCCTTGGTAGACCCAGAGATTTTGGTAAGAACAGATGCTGAAGTGGAAACTATGGTTGACGATTGGTGTACTTCAAAGAACGTATCTTAAAGTATAATAAACCGAAAGAGAGAGGTTCATTATGAATTGGATAGGAAAAATACGACCACAAATATTTCTTGCATTAGTTACACTTGGAGTTATCGCAGTTTTGGGAATCAGCAATGAAATGACTGAAGTTACTGTTGGCTGTATCGCAGGTATTATTGCGTTAGCAAAAGATGTTTTGCAAAGTGACTCTGGGAATAGTGATGGAGGTGCAGGGTAACTACTTGAAGGAGAATAGTAGATGGCAATTTTGGACAAAGATGCTGAAAGGATTTTTGGAAAAATAGAAGAAATAGAAAACTCAATTAGAATATTAAAGACAAACGATTTACATCACATAAGTTTAAAATTAAAACAATTGGAGGGTAATCAAAAATGGATTAGAAGTTTATTGCTAGGAACAATGTTTGTAATAGTAGCTTCTGCCATTGGAATTATATTTAGTAATGTTTGATGTTTTTTCTCCTAAAATTTTCATGTCACTCAGGCGGTTAATAAAGGCTTGTCGTGATACTGAGAACAAGGAGAGGTTCACGAGTGAGGAGCAAAGTGAAGTAATGAAAGCATCTTGGGAATTAGTTAAAGTCATAAGAGGAGAGAGGAAATGACTACTGAAGAAAAAGAAATTGAAACAGTAGGGATTACAGATGACGATCTGCAAAAACTTTTTGCCGTTAACCCTATAGCCCTAGAGCAAGTTAAGCGAATCATAGGCGAGAGAGTGATAGACGAGCAGGATAATAAGATCAAATTATTGGAAGAAGAATTGCGTAAGTATAACGAACAGGGGAGTATCTAATGCCTTCAAGTACACCAGTAACCGCAGGTGATCCTGTAAAAGCATCTCAATACAATAGTCTTGTTACTGATATGACTACCATTGAGACTGATATGGCTACGCTAGATACTGATCTAACTGCTGACATGGCTACGTTAGAAACTAGTGTAAATAGTTCTATTGCTGATCTTGAAGCACAAACAGAATTACTTTTGCTTAATACTAAAGTTGATTTACGAGTTATTGATTGGTCAAATAACCTAGCAAGCGGAAGAGGTTATAACTATACCTACAATAACAATTCTGCTATAACCCAAAATACAGGGTTAGGGCAAATGAATTCTTACGAGGGTAATGGGGGATGGGCAGGAACGGCAGGATGGGATGGGTGGGGAACAGTTAATGGAACAAGTTCTTGGGTATGGTCTATGAGTACAAGTTTAAATTCCAGTTGTACAACTCAAGCGTCTTGGGGATTAGCAACAAATGGAGCATGGAGTAACTCTATACAATACGGCATAACATCAAGCACTAGTTATGGTTATACACTATTTAGACATAACGGTGCAGATTTACATTTATATGCAGTAACTAGAGCCTCTAGTGCAGATACGGAAGAAGTAGAAGATTTAGGATTAACGTCAAGTATATCTGCTTATGTGGGAAGCAGAATACATCTTAAAATTATTAAAGATAATTTTTCTCCAACTCCTGGAGTTAAATATTATATTAATGGAGTTTTAGTTGCATCTCATCTTCATGCAAATAGTTCAGGAAATAATCAATATAATAACTTTACTGGACAATGGGATATGGGAATGGGGAACAGTAATTTAAATAATACTCAACCTTCATCGGGTGCTAATCAGTGGATTACATATGCCAACCCAATGCACTGTGCAATCTTAACAACTTAAAGGAATAGATATGTCTAAATATACATCTTTTATGGATGCGAATGTTTTATATTTATTAACTGGAAAACATTATCGAGTTGATCAAAATGCTTCTATTGTTGAGATAACTCCAATAGATGCTAGTGATACAGATGCACAATCAGTCCTAGATACTTTAGTTGCAAAGATGGGATTATATAAATTAGCAGATGAACATGAGGAAAAAGCATTAGAAGAATTTATGGATGGAACAGCAATTAGCGATGCCGTTACACGCAGAGGTTAAATTATAGGAGACTTGGAACCCCCTAGACTAATTCCTCTTCCACCTGATCGCCTGTTAATATTAAGCATGTCTATAGAATTAAAGTAATGTTTAACCTCACAACACTTTATGCAAACTCCTCTACTGGTTTTGCCATTTGGAGTATCAATTGTAAAAAAATGTTGATGTTCAGGAATTGGAAAAATTTCTTCTTCTGTGACTCGACCATCTCTATATTTCTGCAACCAAGAGAAAACAGTGCCTTCTGACAGCCCCATATAGAGCTGTATTTCTTTCGCAGTAAGTCCATGTACCTCTAAGCCATTAATAACTCCATATTTAACAGAGCCATTAATTTTACTGTTGTTTTTCATCTTTCTTTTTAATCTCACTTAACTTTATATATTCGTATTGTTTCCCTTCTGAAAATACTTGTTCTAATTCT